CTTGACAAATTCAGTTGGGATTGGTTTGGTTCAGCCCGTAGTGTAACAATAACAAAAGATCAAACAACCATTATAGATGGAAGAGGAGAATCTGAGTCAATACAAGCACGTATTGAAGAGCTTCAACAGCAAATCGAAAAAGCAAAAACCCCTTTCGAACAAGAAAAACTTCAAGAAAGGCTCGCGAAATTTGTCGGAGGAGTAGCTATAGTTCATGTTGGTGGAAACACTGAAACTGAAGTAAAAGAAAAGAAAGACCGCGTAGAAGATGCACTTTACGCAACTAAAGCTGCTATTGAAGAAGGAATCGTAGCAGGTGGTGGTTCAGCTCTACTATATGCTCGTGAAGCAATTACTTACCCTAAAGAAGATAGTGATGCTGTTCGAATTGGTAAGCAAATTGTTTACCGATCTTGTGGTAAGCCATTTGAGCAAATCCTGTTAAATGCAGGTTACACTCCAAACGATATGTACCCAATCATCAATGAAATTGGTGCTCAAGGTGAGATTGGAACTAAACCATGGTTTGGTTTTAATATCAAAGAGGAAGCTATCGTTAGCATGAAAGAAGCAGGTATTATTGACCCCGCTAAAGTAACTCGAACTGCACTTGAAAACGCAGCTTCAGTAGCAGGTACAGTATTGCTTACAGAATGTGTTGTAGTTGACAATCCAGAGGATAAGAAAGAATCTGATCCAATGGCTGGAATGGGAGGCATGTTTTAATGGATACCCAACAAGTAGAAAAAAACATTCAAATCGCTGAGCGAGTTCCACCTGGTGACAGGTGGAAACTCCTCAACGGTGAGAAAGTTTATGATTCACTAACTGAAGTATTAAATGCTTGGTATCAACAAGCAACTATTAAACCTCAGGCATTTAGGCTTGAGCCTCTAAAAGGAAAATTATATATTATCACTACTGAGGAAATAGAAATGCCTAAACCTGAACCTAAGAAATACGATTTGTATGGTGACTTCGAATAAAGAACATACTTTATTTGTTGAAAAATATCGTAGCAAAACTCTAGACGAGTATGTAGGTAACCAAAATATTAAGGCAACTATATCGAAATATTTATCACAGAACGATATACAAAACCTAATATTCTATGGTACAAGCGGAACTGGTAAAACTACTCTTGCTAAGCTCATTGTCAATAACATTGATTGTGACTATCTTTACATCAATGCCTCAGACGAAAGAGGAATTGAGACAATTAGGGATAAAGTGCAAGGGTTTGCTTCATCGGCTTCGTTCAAACCTCTCAAAGTAGTTATTTTAGATGAGGCTGATTTCTTAACAATTCAAGCCCAAGCATCCCTAAGAAATGTAATTGAAACATTCTCACGTAGTACTCGTTTTATTTTAACTTGTAACTACATTGAACGCATCATTGATCCTCTTCAATCACGTTGTCAAGTACTTAAAATTGTACCTCCTTCAATGAAGGATGTTGCTATCCATGTATCAAATATTTTAGATAAAGAAAATATTGAATGGAGTAAAGAAACATTAGGACCTATTGTTAAACAATACTATCCTGATATTCGTAAAATTTTAGGTACAGCTCAATTATCAACCATTGATAATAAACTAGTTCTTGACAAGTCAATACTTGTATCAAACAACTACATTGAGCAAGTAATAAACGAGCTTAAAATGAATAAAAACTGGAAAACCACCCGCCAGATAATAGCTGATTCTAATATTAATGATTATGATGAGTTATTTAAAGCATTATATGAAAATGCTTCTGTATATGCTGATGGTAATGAAGGTATAGTTACAATTATTATTGAAGAATATCAATACCACTCTAATTTTAGGATTGATAAAGAAATCAATATTATGGCTTGTATAGCTAAAATTATCCAAATGCTGTGAACTATCAGATTATAAATGCTAATAATAAGTTATTTAAAGTAGTTAGAATTCTAAGAGATGATAAACAATGGGATTTAGATACACTACGACAACTTTGGCATTGTACACATACCTTCAGAAAAGAAGGAGCTATATATTTTGTGAGAGAGATAGAAGATATAGAATATGAAACAATTCCTTAAATATACTATTACTTGGATATCAGGAAATCTTTCCATACCTTTCTGGATGGTAGGACATGTCCATTTGACAATGAATATCTATGAAGACATTTATGAAATATTAGCTTCATTTGGAATGAATATTATAGTAGCGATTGGCTTCTATATTGATTGGGTTAAACATAAAAAAGAAAACACATGAACCAAAACCAAGATCTTAAACTAAACATTGATCTTAAAAACACAGAAAAAGTAACTACTCCAGATGGAAATTATGTAGTTGCTGAAGGTCTTATTTTACGTAAAGCATCACGTTTTGCAGTAGGTACCGCACAAGATGCACTTATTCCTATTCCTGTATTTTATGATGTTAAAACAGGCGCAATTCTAAAAGACACTCTACCAGGTGACATCAAAGACGACTACGAAGACACTATTTAATTGGCTGGAAGAAATAACAGTTAAAAAGACTCCTCCTGGAGACTTCAGCGAAGAGTCATGGGACTCATTCAATTCTTATATGGTTCATAGATATTTATCTATGGATATAAATTACATAGATATTGTGAATTATGTCCAAAAGATAAGTCCACAAAATAAAAAACAAATTTATACCATTTACAGAGAAATGATCCCAAAGAAAAAGGTTTGGTTAAAGTATATCAAGCCAAGTAAAAAACAAAGACCACAAAGTGTAGCAGAATATGTAGCAAAATATTATGAATGTAGTTTAGGTGAAGCTGATCATTACATTGATATAATCCGAGAACCAGGTGTTCGAAGTATTTTGTGGAAAATGGGAATCAATCAAAAAGAACAAGATAAATTAATAAAAACTCTTTAAATGGAAGAACAAGTAGGTTACGGCAATTCAAAAGCAGTTGTAGATTTTGAACAAAAATATCCTGAACTAGCATATGAATTTCAACAAATTCAAAAAGAACAATACGAATTGTTTGCTGCTAAAATGATGGATTATGGTCTTTCAAACATTACTCTGGGTTCTACTCTAGACAAACCAGAAGATATTAGCCTATCTATCACAGGTATTTGGCTCCGTTGCAATGATAAAATCAATCGTTTAAAAAATATGCTCCAACGTAATGGTAAAAATTATGTAGCTGGAGAAGCAATGATTGATAGTTTTATAGACATCTCAAACTACGGGATTATTGCCCAGCTAGTTATGAGAGGCAAATGGAAATAAGTTTTGGCTAAAAAGAAAATTCCTCTAATTGTAGAGGCAGTAAAAAAATTCACGCCCCCAGATGTAGACTATAAGTATCAAAAACAGATATCTTTTAGTCAATTTTCGGTATTTGAGAGTTGCCCACACAAATGGGCACTCCAATACCGGGACGGGCATTATAAGTCTGAAGTATCAATTCATATGACATTTGGTACTGCAATGCACGAAACAATGCAGAACTATTTAGAGGTAATGTATAGTGAAAGTGTAGCGGCTGCTGATAAAATTAATGTAGAAGAGTATTTTGAAGAACGTTTAAGAGCCCTTTACAAAGAAGACTACAAGAAAAACAACAACATCCACTTCTCTAACTCAGCTGAATTAGCTGAATTCTTTGAAGACGGAACTGCTATTCTTCAATGGTTTAAAAGAAATAAAGGAAAGTACTTTAGTAAGCGAGGTTGGTGGTTAGTAGGTATTGAAGTTCCTATTTTACTTCCGCCTAATTTGTTATATAATAGCATACTATATAAGGGATATATCGATGTTGTAATGTACAATGAGACACTTAATAAAATAAAAATTATTGATATTAAGACTTCTACTCGTGGATGGAGAGATAAAGAAAAAACAGATGAGATTAAAAACGCTCAAGTTATTCTCTACAAAAAATTCTTCTCAGAACAATTTAACTTCCCAGTTGAAAATATTGATGTAGAATATTTTATTGTAAAAAGAAAACTCCATGGTAATCCTGATTTTCCAGACCCAAGAGTTCAAATCCATGTACCGGCTTCAGGTAAAATCAAACTAAATAAAGCCACTAAACGCTTTGAAGAGTTTATAGAAATGGCCTTTAGTAGAGATGGAAAATATAGAGAAGGTCCTATGTTAAAAAATCCTTCAAAACAAAACTGTCAATATTGTCCTTTCAAAGATAGAAAAGATTTATGTGACAAAAACGTATCTTAGTATATTTTGAGATATTTATATATGACAATATAAAAACAATGTTATGAGTAAAAAGGACATGACACTTACGAGTGTAAAAATCCAAAGTGACTTATTTGACGAATTTAAAGTTTCTTGCGTTCGTCACAAGTTTTCATTTCAAAAACTTGCTGATCGAGCAATTCATTTGTATCTTACAGATGATACGTTTAGAAAACAAATCCATAGTCACAACGATTTAGATATTCAATAATTTATGAAAGACGGTTATATACCAAAGGATCAAAGGAAAAAAATCCTATTGATTACAGATGATATTAGACTACCATCAGGTGTAGGTAATGTAGGTAAAGAAATAGTACTTCATACTTCCCACCATTATAATTGGGCTTGTATAGGAGGAGCTATTAACCATCCTGATCAAGGTAAAAGATTTGATCTAAGTTCAGATACTAATAATGGTGCTGGGATAAATGATGCTAGTGTATTTTTATACCCTACAAATGGTTATGGGGATGCTAATATTTTAAGGCAAATTATAGCTATAGAAAATCCTGATGCTATAATGTTAATTACAGATCCTCGTTATTTTACTTGGTTATTCCAAATCGAAAATGAGATTAGGAAAAAAGTTCCGATCATTTATTTAAATATTTGGGATGATTATCCCGCACCTTATTATAATAAGGCGTTTTATGAATCATGTGATGCTTTGTTAGGTATTTCAAAACAAACAGTTAATATCAACAAACTTGTTTTAGGTGATAAAGCTAAAAATAAAATTATTGAATATGTACCTCATGGCTTAAACTCAGAAATTTTTTATCCTATCCCTAATAAAGAACAAGATAAAGAATTCCAAACCTATAAAAAGAATTTATTTGGGACTAAAAACTATGAATTTGTAGTTTTCTTTAATTCAAGAAACATTAGACGTAAACAAATTCCAGATGCTATTTTAGCATATCGTCAATTTGTAGAAGCTTTAACTCCTGAACAAAAAGAAAAATGTTTATTACTTCTCCATACTGAACAAGTAAGTGAACATGGAACTGATCTTTTAGCTGTTATTGAAACTTTATGTCCTAAAGATTGTAATATAGCTTTTACACCTGGAAAATTAGATGTAAAACAACTAAATTACCTTTATAACTTAGCAGACGTTCAGATTCTACTTACTTCAAATGAAGGTTGGGGATTATCACTTACAGAAGCATTGTTAACAGGTACTCCTATTATTGCTAACGTAACAGGTGGTATGCAAGACCAGATGCGTTTTGAATTTGAAGATGGTACTTGGATTAATTTTGATGCTGATTTCCCTTCAAACCACAGAGGTACCTACAAAAAGCATGGTAAATGGGCCTTCCCAGTTTATCCATCTAGTATTTCAATGGCGGGCTCTCCTCAAACTCCTTATATTTTTGATGATCGTTGTCGTTGGGAAGACGCGGCTGAGCGTTTAATGGAAGTTTATAACTTATCTAAAGAAGAACGTCAAGAACGCGGTTTAGAAGGTTATAAATGGGCTACAAGTAATGAAGCAGGATTTACCTCAAAACACCAAGCTAATCGTTTTATAACCTATACAGATAAACTATTTAGTACCTGGAAACCTAGAGAAAAATATGAACTTATCAATGCTACCGAATTTAAAAAACCAGTCTTAAACCATAAATTAGTATACTAATGAAACCAGTTTTTGTAATAAGTTGCCCCATTGACACATATAGTGGTTATGGTGCACGTTCTAGAGATATTGTTAAAGCCATCATTAAGACTGACAAGTATGATGTAAAAATCCTCCCACAACGTTGGGGTGCTACACCTTTTGGATTTATTCAAGATCATAAAGATGAATGGGGATTCTTACAATCACATATTTTAACTGAACCTAAGTTATCTAGTCAACCTGAAATTTGGGCTCAAATTACCATCCCAAATGAATTTCAACCTGTAGGAAAATACAATATTGGGATTACCGCAGGTATGGAAACCACAGCAGTTAAAGGTGAATGGATCGAAGGTTGTAACCGAATGAATCTTATAATCACATCTTCAGAATTTGCTAAGAAGACTTTTGAAGCAATGACTTATGAGATTAAAAATCAACAAGGTCAACTTCAAGGCCATTTAAAACTTACCACCCCAGTTGAAGTTATTTTTGAAGGTGCTAATACTGATTTGTATAAAGTAATTGAACAAAATCAAATTAAAACTATTAATCTAGATTCTATTAAAGAGTCATTTGCTTACTTATTTGTGGGCCATTGGATACAAGGTGATTTTAATGAAGACAGAAAAAATGTATCTTTATTAGTTAAAGCATTTTATGAAGTATTTAAAAATAAGAAAAATAAACCTGCCTTAATTTTAAAAGTAAGTGGAGCTGGATCATCTTACATGGATCGTGATATTATCCTAAAAAAGATAGATCAAATTAAAGCCTCAGTTAATTCAAAAGATTTACCTAATATTTACTTACTTCATGGTGATTTTAATGATTCTGAAGTAAATGAACTGTATAATCACTCTAAAGTAAAAGTTATGGTTAGTTTAACTAAAGGTGAAGGTTTTGGTCGTCCATTACTTGAATTCAGTTTAGTTAAAAAACCAATTATAGCTTCAGGATGGTCAGCTCATACTGAATTCTTAAGCCCTGAATTTACAGTTGCTCTAAAAGGTGAACTTAAACCTGTACACTCATCAGCGGTAAATGATTGGATTATAGCTGAGTCACAATGGTTTAATGTTGATTATAGCCAAGTAGGACATTATCTTAAAGATGTATTTGAAAACTATAAAAAATACACTGATGGAGCTAAACGCCAAGCTTTTAGAAGTAAAACTGAATTTAGTTGGGATAAGATGTTTGAAAAAGTAGATCAAACTTTTACTCAATATATCCCAGATTTTCCTAAAGAAGTACAACTACAGCTTCCTAAATTAAATAAGATTGAATTACCTAAACTCCAAAAAACAAATGGATAATCTAACAACATGTGATCGTTGCGGCTCAGATGCTTGCTACATTCAAGAAGTAAATCAAAATGTAAAACTACATTTTTGTTATGGTTGTGGCTTCCAAGCAAATACTGCTATGAAACGTGACTCAGAATTTTTACAACAACAGATGGAAGTACTTCCTGAGTTATATAAAGAACTAATGGGTGAAGACGAAAATGGAACTATTTGGATGCCCTCAGTAGTTAATATTCCTGATAAAGGGATGGTATTTGCTGATGGGCCTAATAGTCAAAGTTGGAGGTGGGCTGCTGTAAAAGCAACTCTTATGTCTGAAGAAGAAAAAACTAAATTCAAATCTAAAGGTAAAGAGTATGATTACAAAATGGATATGACTACTTTACAACACTTTTCAGAACGTGATTTTATAGAGGCTCTTTCGTATATTGGTGTATTACCTGAATAAGATGAAAATTAGTTACGCTATAACAGTTTGTAATGAATTAGTAGAAATACAACGTCTACTTCCTTTTTTGATTGAAAACAAAAGAAAGCAAGATGAAATAGTTATCTTCTATGATTCTAAAAATGGTTCAAAATCAGTAGATGAATATTTAAGAACCCAATCTCAAGCTACATTTGCTCCTTTTAGATGGTTATATTATCATTTTGATGGACATTTTGCTAATATGAAAAATGCTCTAACAGAAGCCTGTTTAGGCAATTATGTTTTTCAGATTGATGCTGATGAAATGCCTAATAAATATTTAATGCAATATTTACCTCTTTTACTTGAAAATAATAATGTAGATGTTATTAGAGTACCTAGAGTTAATACTGTAGAAGGTATTACTCAAGAACACATTCAAAAATGGGGTTGGGTAGTAGATAGTAAAGGTAGAGTTAATTGGCCAGATTTACAGTGGAGAATTTATAAACGTATTCCTAAGATTAAATGGAAAAATAAGGTACATGAAGTCTTGGAGGGTTATCAAACTCATGCTATTTTGCCTTTAGAGGAAGAATTTGCTTTAGAACATCATAAAAATATTGAACGTCAAGAAAAGCAAAATGCATATTATAATACTCTATAATGGAACATTTTTACGATAAAACTATAGGAGAAGATTGGTTTACCTACCGTTTAAATGAGTGGGAAAATGATTAATATACTAATTCATATTCTCCCTAATGAAATAGACCAATTAGAACAAACTCTAATTCAACTAAAAAAGAATAGTAAATATCTTGGTGACCATAAATTTAAAGTTGAAGTTATTTTAAATAATAATTTAACAGATTGGTCTAAAAGTATTTTAGATAAAAATTATTTTGAATCTAAATTATTCAAATTAGAAAATATAACTAAAAGTTGGGCTGAAACTAATTTTTGGGCGAGCAATAATAACGAAATTATAGGGTGCACTGATCAAAGACGTAATGCTGCTCGAACCCAAGATTGTGATGCTTTTATTTGGTTAGACGTAGATATAGTTTTTAGTGATACTTTATTATATCATCTTATAGAAAGTTTTAATATAATTAAAGAATCAAATCCCTATTGTATTATTACTCCTGAAACTACCCGTATTTGGGATTCAACTTGGGATTCTATTACTAATAAAGATGCTTTTAAAGAAGAGGCATCTCATAAAAATTATTTTAATAGAGATCCTTATTTAACAACTGGGTTAATGGGTGATGTAAGTTTAAAAGAAATTAATACTTTTAAATTTGCTGGTGGTTGGGCTACACTAATTTCCAAACAATTAGCCTTTCGAGTAGACATTCCAGATGAAATGGGTCCTTATTATATGGACGATACTTTTGTAATGCAATGTTGTTTAGCTGGTAAAAGTAAAGGATTTGAAGCTAAGCAGTTTGTTTTAGTAAATGAAGTGATTATTGAAAATAACTTATTTAGATTTAATCCTTATGAAAATTATATCTTTAATATAAACCATAAAGATGAATTTATTAAAATATCTCAAGATAATTTTGTTCCTTCTGTAAATAAATTTTTAAACACTCTATGAATCGTAAATACCTTCCCACTTTAAGCGAATTAGTTGATCGCTTATCAATTGTTCAACTCAAAGAAGTATTTATCTCAGGACATAAAGATGAATATGCTAAAGAAATAGCTG